GAGCATGCATCGGGTTATATCGTCAATCGTATCGTTCGTATGCGCCCTATAGGCGCATATACGATAACGACATAACGATAATATCCCTGCATACCCCGATATGCTTTTGCTGGGGTGGTGACGGTATTGAGTTGTTGAGAGAGATGAGATTGATTACCGTCGGGTTCCACATCTCGTCGACATGTACTTCTTCAGGCATCGACTCAGATCAGCAGTCCTCGTAGAACATGCCGTGCGCACTCTGGTTGCTCTTGTGCACGACTGAGGTACGCCGAACGATCTGTCGACCGTAGGGGTCGGTCAGGTTCTCGTCGTCACTGACGTATACCAGGTTGACTGAACCCGGTTCGTACTGCTCGGTCGACCAGTCTGCCGTGATGACAGCGTGATGAACCTTGCCGAACTCGTCGGTGAAGAGAGCCATGTTGCCGACCCGCTTCTGGGTGTATCCCATCTCATTCTCTTTTCTGTTGTCCCCGGCTGGTCCGGGGTAGATCAGGTGATGGCCACCGCGGTCTCGTTCTGTACGAAGTCGTACAGCTTGTTGGTCGGAGTGGTGCCCACCGTGTCGCCGAAGCCGGTGCCCGAGGCGCTGAGCAGGAAGAACGCGCCGTTGCCGAACTCGCCCTCCAGATCACCGTCGGCCTTGCAGCGATAGACGATGCCATGGACGTCACCGCCCGAGTCGGAGATGGCCTGCCCCTCGACCTGGAAGTACGGCCGAGCGTCGGTGGCCAGCTTGGAGAAGGTCTTCTTCATCGCCGGAGTGGTGCCCGACTCCGTGATCGTGCCGCCGGCCATGACCTTGAAAGCCTCGAAGGGCATGCCGCCCGACTCGAGCTCCCAGCCGACCGTGGGGCCAGATCCGTGAGAGGCCGCAGTGACGTCGTCGCCCACCAGGGTCTCGAAGTCCTCCGACTCGCTGAAGCTGAACGTCCGGGCGACGGGCAGATCGACCGCGGTACCGAGGGTGTCGACCCCCGTGATCGGCGTCAGCTTGACGTCACGAAGCCCGAACGGCAGCGGGTGTGTGGTGAGAGGCATGGTTGCCCCGTCCTTTCTGGTTTTGGGGTTCCGCGAAGATCTTCGTCGAAACCGTGTTCCCTGTCTGCAGATCGATGGTGTGGAGCACTACAACTCCCTTGCGGTATCCGCATGAGCGCCGCTTGCACTTCACCTCGAGCTCCCTGCCGTCGATCACTCGGCCATGGAGCGTGCCCTCGCATCGAAGTTCCACTGTCGGCATGATGCCCTCGCTTCCTGAATCGATGCAAGTTCTTGATAGGTCGAATGATGCGCGATGATGATGCCCAATCGATCTGAGATGCTTCCTACAATCCCTCAGGCGTGATTGGAAGTCGCTCGATCAGTCGCGATCATCGATCATGCGGGCGGAGTTACCTGCCCCCTTGCCCGCCCGGTGGACGTGCCCCGCCCAGTGTCCCCCGTCTCACCCGGCGTCGAGTCGCCGGTGCTGAGAGAACCCGACTCGGTCTGGCTGTCGGCATCCCCGGCGAAGCTGTCGGGCCCCGAAACTTCATCGACAGCTTCCTCCTTCTCCTCGACCTCCTCGAAGGCGTAGGGACCGAAGAGACCCTCGTCGGAGAGCAGAGCCTTGCCGGCCTGAGGACTGACCTCGGTCGGCTCCCCCTTGGCGAAGACCACCTTCTTCTGGTTGTTGACGTCGGCCTTCTTGAAGTCCTCGGCCCCGAACTCCTGGAAGTCCGAGGTACCCGTGTACTTGACCTTCATGTGAGTACTCCTTGTGCGTTTGCGATGATGGCTTGGAACCGGACGTAGCGGAAGATCGTGTTGTACGTCTCGTTGTTGAACTCCTGAGAGGTCTCCAGCCAGTTCACGGTGATGATCTTGTGAGTCGGACTCGAGGCACCCTGCAGAAGATCTTTGACCAGCTTCACCCCATCGTCCACGAGACTGTAGCTGGGCCCTGAGTCGTGCAGCCAGACCTGAAAGAACTGACGATGAGCTTGAACGTCGTCAGCGGTCGGGTCACCAAGCTGCTCGTTGGTGTCATTGCCCAACCCGTAGATGAGGAAGGGCTTCGGCAAGTTGATGGTCTCCTTGCCTCGACGAGCGGTCACTCGGTCAAGCATGGCCGCAGTGTCAGGAACTCCCGCCCAGGCGTGGAGAGCAGCAGAGGTGGTGAGTCGATCAAACAACCAAGCCCTCATCAGCCGGCCCCCCTGATGTTGATGACTTCCGCACCAGCCTCGGCCAGAATCTCCGGGCCAAGAGCTTCCAAGGTCGGCAGAATGATCCCGAACCTGCCGTCCTGAATCAACTCCAGCCACCAACCATGCTCGACGGTGTGGTAGAGCTCGATCACGATGTCGCCCCCATCTTCGAAGACGTCAGCGGTGAGACCAGCCCTAGCTTGCCCCGTGATGTCTGACCAGGGGGCGTTAGCCTTGGCGTAGTTCTCCAGCTTGACCTTGCCCTCTTCCATGGCCCCGGCCACCCTGACAGCCGTCGACCCCACCATGTAAGCAAGAGCGGGGCCGATGGTGTCGATGATGAAGACTCCGGTACCTCCCCTAGCCATTGGGGTTCCCCCCGTAATAGTCAACGTGGGCAGCTACTCGAACCTCAGTCTTCAGGTCGATAGTCTGAACCTCGAACTTGTCCCCGTTCCACTCGAAGGTGTCTTTCTCCTCGACGTCCAGGTCATGGCGACCCAGAAGCACGTAGGGGAGGTCGGGTACGTTGCCCAGCTCGGTGTTCACCAAGAACTCAGTCATCCGGCGCTTGAATGGAATGAGAGCAACTTCCTGAGCTTTCCCATTGACCAGCACAGGAGCAGGAGTACCTAGTCGATAGCTGCCGTCTCCAGTATCGATCCGAGAGGCCCGGAAGAACACGACCAGAACCGGGTCCGCCTCGATCAAAGCATTGATCTGCCGGCGGCCCATCACTCGTTCAATGTGGTCTAGGGCCATTCCACACCGGGCCTCTTGATTCGGCCTACCCGAGTGCGTCCCTCGGTGGGGCCGGAAGACGATCGCTGATAGATCTTCAGCATCTCGGTGGCATTGTCCAAAAGCTGTGAGTACTTCTTCTGGCTGTTGCCCTCGGTGGTGTCCACCAGGTTGGAGAGCTTAGCTGCCTTCACTCTCCAACCGTCGTATGCCGCTCGTTCGATGTTCGAGTTGTCCGCGAGGAAACCATCGATCTCCTCTTCAGAGAACAAGGTGTCAGACGGCGAGTCTCCAGGAGACACGGTCTCGCCTAGCAGCTGGCGAAGTCTCTGACCATCAGTGAGCGGCATGGTGGGTTCCCCCTCAGGCCTCGGGGCCAGCCGCGAGTCGCTCGTCGTCGGCCTTCAGCAGGTCGGCGAGCTGCGACTTCTTGGAGATGCCCTTGGTGGAGAGCTGGTCCTGCTCGGACCTCTCGGCGTTGCGGACCTGCAACTCGTACCGAAGCTGAGCGGTGGACCACTCGGACTTGTCAACGTCGGGATCACCGACGCTGTCCTCACCGAGCTTCTCCCGAGCCGCCTGGAGAGCTGCCGCCTTGTCGGCCTCCGCCTTCCGGACTTCCGCCACAGCCGCGTTGGAGTCCACCGGGTCGGCGTCGTCCACGGAGGTGTTCGTCAGGTCGGCTCCGGCTTCCCGGGCCTCCTTCAGATCCTCCTTCTGGGTCGCCATGGCCGGCGTGCCCGTCACGGGGATGTAGTCGTGCGGGTCCGAGGGGGCAGCGTTCTCCCCCACACCGGGCTGACCGGACTGCAGGTTCGCCAGGTGCTCCGTCTGCGTCTGAGCGATCTGCTCAGCCGACGTGATGCCCGCATCGCCCTTGTTGGGTGTGGAGTCGAGCTGCTCCTGGAGCGCCTTCTGCAGGTCGAAGCTCGGGTCGTTGCTGACCTCGGTTCCGTCCGGCATGAGGAACTTCACGATGTTGTCACTCATTGTTTTGATCTCCTTCCTGATCAGATCAGGCGTAGATTGCCGGGACGGCGTAGGTGCCGCTTGCGGACACCTGGAGGATGACCCCCGCGCCGCGGTGACGGATGCCGGTGCCGAGACCTCGCTGGTAGAACGACTCGATCAGCGGGTAGCCCTGTCGGTTGCCGGGGATGATCTTGAGCCCCCGGTAGGAGGGGTTGCGGTGCTCCCTCAGGCCGATGGGGTTGCTGATGTTGTCGGGGCCGCCGGTGACGATGCCGGCCATGTAGCCCGCCGGGATGTACTCCGACTCCACGACATGCCAGGGGCCGTACGTTCCGATCTGGCCCTCGATCCGACCCGTGGGAGCCCCCACGTATCGACCGGTGGCACTGTCGAGAACGAAGACGCCGCCTCCGGTTCGAGTGTCGTCGGGGATGAAGTCCCAGGGAGCACCCGAGGCCACCTTCCAGGTGCGGACGATGGCCGCCTCCTGGGCGTTGACCCAGAGCACCTTCCGGTACCCCGCCAGCATGGTGTAGCCGTGGTGATCCAGGTGGACCTGCATGGCCTCCACCGAAGCCGGCGTGAGAGTTGCCGAAGCAGCAACGCCGGTCGTGGTGAGGTAGTGGCTGTGAGTGCCCACGAAGGTCGTGGTGCCCACCGGAGGCGGGACCTCGCCATCACCGTTGTAGAACTTGTACACGGTGACCGGCAGGTTCTCGTCGGTGAGACCCGTGCCGTTGAGGGGGTTGAACAGGGTCCGCATGACCCGGTTGAAGACCAGACGGTTGTCGGCCGACAGTGCTTCATTGTTCAGCTGGCGCAGATCGCGGATGTCCGCGTCGGCGATGTACATCCAGGTGTACCGAACCGCGAGGTCGTAGAAGTCGAAGCCGTATCCGCGCCAGAAGGTGTTCCCCGGCGCCGTACGGATGCCCTTCGGCAGACCGTACTCGGAAGCGATCTCGAAGTCCTCGCCGCCCGTGGGCACCGTGACCTTCTCCGCCATGTCGGTGACCCGGAAGGTCAGCTGATCCACCAGCGAACTGCGCTGACGGTTCTTGAGGGCGATAGAGGCCTGGATCTCGTCCCAGAAGTCGTTGAGATCCGTGCCGTCCTGAGCCCGAAGCAGTGCGTCGGCGCGCTCGTTGAAGCCTCGCTCTGCGCCCTTGATGGAGACCAGGGTGCTGGTGGCGAGACGGTGGATGCTGAACGCGTCGAGGTTCTCCTCGGCGAGGGCCAGGAGGTCGCTCTTGAGCAGTGTGCTGTTCATGTTGTTTTCTCCTCTCCCTCAGACCGCGCCGACGACGAGGCGGCCAGCCTCGACCGTGTAGCCGACCTTGACGTTGCCGGAAGCGGTGGTCGTGAGGACCCCCGTCGCCGGGATGGCGTAGATGGCGCTGCCTGCAGCCAGCCCCGGAACGTCGACGATCTGACCTCGAGTCATGATGTCGACGATGTCACCCGCACGGGCACCCATCCAGTCGTTGATGGTCGCAGCAGCGGTGAAGCGACCGGCCGGAATCCTCGGCACGTTCTTCACCAGGATGCCGGCGTAGCCCG